AGGAATACCTTACCTTCATTCTCAGGATTTGCGCCATCTTTGACAACGTAAATATTAGAGAAGTATTGCAACTTACGTTTCTGCCTACGAGCAATCTCTTTATCAGACTCCACACCAGAATTCCAATGTTCTGAATTTAATTCTGATACTGGGTCATTCTGACCGAGTGTGGTAAGAGAGTTCTCAATATACCATTGACCAGTTGGGCCTTGAAATGCGTGATTCCAGACCTTTGCCCATGGCATATCTTCACCATCAACTGCTGGAAGGAAACGAATAACAGCATAGCCATTACCAGTTTTATCCATCACAGGTTTCCAGATTCGTTCATCCTTGTAGGACTTCTTCTCTTGTGGTGCGTTTTCTTCTTTGACTGCTCCAAGCAGTTTGTCTAATGAATTAGACTTCTTGAGTGAACTTAACGACATATTTTTCTCCTTATGTGAATGTATGTTTCGTATGTTAATATAGTATTATATACAGTTGTATCAGAAATGTCAAGTATCTTCTTGAACAAATCTTACTCTATATATACTTTTGTCTTCTTGTCTAAAATTGACAAGAGCATTCCAAGAAAGTCCAATCCGTTCTTTATCAAGATCATTTGGTACATGACCATGATAGAGTTGAGATTGAAAGACAATCATAGAATCTTGTGTGCAAGGAAACGACAGCTTAGAAGCTGTATTTGGGTTTCCTTGCTTGTAGTGTTCAGTAAGAGATATGAATGGTACACTATCGTACTTTGACCTGTAAAATTCAAGTGGTGGGTGTCCGTCCTCTGACTTTAAATAATATGTTCCACTAATGATTGAGTTAGAGTGATTGTGTATTCCTTGTTTGCCACCCTTACCACTAATGTTTAACCAACTTTCTGAAAAGAAAAACTCCTCGTATTCTAAACCAAGTTCGTTGTCTAGGTAATCTTTAGCTTGCATTTCAATCCATGTTGCAATGTCTTTCATTGCTGGGTTAAGCAATATATTTAAATATTTTTCCGTTCTTAGTTTTGTTGAACCTTTAAATGTTTCATATGAAAATTGATTTAGATCAATAGTCTCCATAAATGGTATTGGACTATTATACTGTTTTACAATCCCTGTTGGAAATATAGGAACTCCACTCATGTTATTTTCAACTCCTCGCATAATTTATCTTTACCAATATGTATTATATTTTTTAGATGAAATACATCTGCCAACGTCTTACCTTCTTCTGTTGCGTCAACCCAATAAAAAGTAGTATCACAAAACTCATGAAAAATACCCTTCAGCTGTTTACCCCAATTTACTGAACTAAATCCTTTTGCGTTTGCTGGAAGATAGTTTTCTGTACCCTTGTACATGTTATTTAGTGGTTTAGCATATGTTGATAGGTCATATCCAATCATATATACTTCATCTGGTTTAACAGGAAATCTGCCAAGTGTTTCGTGCATAGGTGGATCACATGCTAAATGTAGTGCAGCACTGCCCGCAGACCAACCCCCCATGTATTCTCCAACAGGACAAATTCTTTCTTCACCAGTAACATAGGTAATCCAAACACCAGAGTCCTTTTCCATTTTCATACGAAGGTCATCTGCATCTAAGTCTGGATTCATGTGCATAGCTGTATCAATTTTTTCTTGCAGAGTAGCAGGGTCTTTGCCTGAGATAACACATTTACCAGTTAGACCATCTCCACTATAATGAATAAAAGATTCGGGTATGTTATATCCCATGAACATTGTGTCTGCTACAAAATCTGGAACAACAGACCAGTTTGTAAACCAACATTTATTTTCAAGTGGATATTCAGATTTAACAATTTCTTGTTGTATTCCATAATCAACTGCAACAAGATTGTCTACTACGCCATCACGATGAATTGCATTGCAACCCCACGTTTTAACTTCGTCCAAACCAATATTGTTTTTACTTGGATTAAACCACGAGCGCGATTCACCATTACCAATAACTAAAGCTTTCATTTTCTTAACTGCTCCCAACTTACAGGAAATAACTCCTTTGCAATTTTATCAATTTCATCTGCAACTATTTGTGTTTCAATTTGTGCGTCTGGTTTACATCTAAGATTACACACTCTTGCAAACGCATAAAGTGTTCCTGACCAATACCATTCTGTAAACATAGACTGAGGTAAAACCATTCGTGCTTGTTCTGGCGCAACACCACCCTCAATTAACATATCATAAGCTTTAACTGTGTGTTCAACAGCTTTATTGTACACAGAGCTAACTCTTATGTCCTCATCATCAGGATAACTATCCTTAATATACTCTACAGTCTTTTCTTCATCAGAACCTTGTTTCTTATCTGTTGCAGCTGCTCTCCATGTATCAGGATAATAGATTGATGGATCATCACTAACATATCTTCTAGATACTTCGTTCCACGTTAAACCAATTTGATGTTTAACTAATTGTCTTGCAACAAATACAGGAGCTTTGATTCTAAACTGCATTGATGCATGACCGAATGGACTCCAATGATTGTGTTTTGCAAGATATGCTATAAGTCGTTGGTCGCCACGACTAAGAAGACCCTCATGAGTTTCACCATCAAAACACTTATCCCAATCAGATTCTTTATCAAAAGATACTCTAGCTGCATTAACAACAGATAAGTCACTTCCCATACGGTCTTTAAGTGTTACTTCTATAGCCAATTGTATATCCCCCATATAGATGCCATAAGATAAAATAATTCCATTAACATTCGTGGTGTATCTTTGTCTAACCTTGCAAAGTTTGCCCAAAACGCACAAGCAACTAAAGACAATAACCAACCCACCCATTGAGCATTAACATTTCCTGATGCAAGAAGCATAACACTCATCAATGCAAGAACAAGAGCAAACCACCGCATATTACTATTGGGCGTATTTCTATTTGGTGCAATTAGTGTTAGTGTTAGTATTTTGTTTACCATGTTATGCCCTCTTTTCTTTTATTGTAGTGTGGTGCTGATACAAGGAATCGAACCTAGAATTGATGCTTACAAGGCAACTGTTATACCGTTTAACTATACCAGCAAATTAGTTATCGTCTGTCATCTCTCCTGTTGTGATCCCTACGACCTTGAGGACGAAATCCTTTTGGCCAAGATGGTTGTCTTGATGCAAGCTTCTTAACTCGTTCACTCAATTCAGAATTAATTTTTGACAGCTCAGCGCAATCAAATTCTAATTTCTTAACTCGTTTAATGAGTTCCTTGTTTTCTGCTTCAACAACGTCTAGCGCTTTAATTGCAACTTCTGCCCTTTCAGCGGTAACAACTTCACCTAAATCCATTTTAATCAAACTCCTTCTATTAGATTTAATAAGTTCATTCTATACCTTTCCTTGTCTAAAGTCAAGAACCTTTTGTAATTATTCATAAGTTTTTTAATATCTTGCCATATGTAATCTTCAGACAATTTTTTATTCCACGTTTTACTAAACTCCACCAGTTCGTCAAGAATGATAAGAGTTTCTAATGACACTCTTTTTCCAAGATACTCTTTTAGTAATATGGGGTGTTCATCATCTTTAATAACAAACAAAGGATTGAAGTTTTTAACCAGAGGGCTAATCTCTAACGTAAATTGATTGTAAAAATTAGCTCTCTTGTCTTTCCATTCCTCATAGTTTTCATCACTAAAATTTGATACATATCCCTTACCGTCTTTAATAAAATTAGAGACAAAGTAATTCTTTATGTTTTCTTCGGTTTTGTATTTTCGTGAAATTTTGACAAAGAAACTTCTATCCTTTCTTTTGTAGAAAGAATCTCGTTTAATACGAGTTTTGCCATGATAGGTAACAAAATCATAATCAGTTTTACCAAAGTGTGCTTTCATTGCACAATACATTAAATAGGTGTCAATTGCTTCCATTACAAGGTCTTTCTTTATATAGGCAGTTGGGCTCTTTTGGGTAGAAAGTTTAACTCTCTAGCATTTGCTTCAATTTTTTCTTTCAGTCCTTTGGAAATAAGAGAGCCAACTGAATCAGGTTCAATGCCTTCTTTATCACAGTAATATAAAACTGCATCCATGTGATTAAGATTTTTTTCTTTAGCAATATTTTCTATTGCAATCGTGAATGTTTTTGATGTCGTAAATGCCAAAATATATTCCTATAAACATTATAAAAAAGTGGTGAGTGTTCTGTTGCTAGGTCACTCACCGAAACCCCGAGCAATTATGCGGCTAGCGCATAATCCTCATGTGCAAAGTTATAGTTTGCAGTTACAGTTTTGACTAATAACGGAGTCACCCGACAATTCTCCACTCATCTACCCCTGCCTGTCGATCCTATTCAGCCCCATCACAACTACACTAGATATTCTTTTTAATCCACTTATAAACTGCATAAGCAATAAGTAGAACAACTATTGTTCCGATACCATCAAACCAAGATGTTTCATTTATTGCATCTATAAGGTCTGCTGTAATCCAATCCATGTTATTCTCCAATGTGTTTGTGGTGGAGCTGGGGGGATTCGCACCCCCGTCCAGCTCAGTTCTCAACTTGCATCAACAAATTGTATTCTATTTATATAGTACCATATCAGTACCAAAAAGTCAAGAACCTAAGTTATTATTTTAGAGGTCATCTTTTTGTAAGCAGCTACAATATCATCATTTGATGGAGTAATGAAAATAACACCACCAGCAGAAAAAGTTACTTCCTCTGGATTTTCTTTGCCAGTTAAACATACTCCACGAGCAAACCCCATTTGTTTATCTGGAGCGTGAATAATCATTTTGGGATTGCGAAGTGTAACAAAGTTTTCGGTCTGTTCTTCAAACTCTCCAACAAATTCACCAGCTGGTGTCACTACTGATACAAGTGTGTCTTTTTTAATCATGTTATTTTCCTAATAAATTATAAACTGTCTGGGAGACTTTTTGAATAGTCTCTTTGATTATCCCATGCTTCTTGTTGGTCATTCCATTCTGCAATTGTTTCTACAAGAGTGCCAAGATAGTTATGTTTTTGTTTGATGAATTCTTGAACAGTTCCATCTTCTGTTACCACTAGAATAACCACCTGAGAAATGTCTATTCCTGTACGTTCTTTATACATTTCAGCATACGCAGAACCTTGAATGTAATAACTTTCGTTATACTCATCTTTACGTTCTTTGGTTGATGTTTTGAAATCTATAATAGACGGCACACCTTTGTAATCTGCAATACAATCAACTCTGCCCGCTACCTTATATTTGTCACTATACAATCCAGCTTCTTGAGCATAGATGTTGTCAATGTAAGATAATGCATTATCTCGCAATTCGCTGAATAGACAATACGGTAGAAAATGTTGTTTGTGTTTTTCCCATTCTAACGGAGAATTGAACTGCATGTTGTTTAGATAGTCCTCACACATATGATGAACTTTAGTACCACGATTTGCGGCTGTTCTTGATATATGATTAGCAACATCATTACCTACACGTTTACGCCATTCTGCTATTCCTTTCTTACTACGAACTGACAGAACAGTTGTAATTGATGGGTACTTGTTGCCCTCTGGGGTTTTGTAAAGACGTACTCCGTCTTGGTTTGTTGCGGTTATAGGTTGCAACTTCACTGGTTCATGATTATACATAATATTATATTGCCCTCATTCTCTCCACTAGTCTATCTGCTCGGTTGGTTACTTGGCGATACCAAGCACTGTCAACCATCTCGTCAGCAGCTGCATTCCAATCTCTTGCATCCACTCCACGTTTCATTCCTTTGAATTTACTCAAACGAGTTCTGCCCATGTTAAACATCATGTTTGCAATTATCTGTTGAGCTTCTTCTGGCAAATCGTAAAAATCTAGATACAAAGTGATACAATCTATTAATACTGTTTCGCAATCTGACTCAAAGGCTTCTGCAACTCTGGATTCCATGACGGCTGAGCCAACTGGACGATTGTATTCGGGATCAGTTTCTAATATTAAATGACCAATGCCAAAAGTAGGATACCCAAGATGGTCATTATATATTTCATACTTTACACCTTCATCAATTTCTAGTTGCTTCCTAAGTTCATCTAAATTCATTTTTTTATCCAATTAGTTAGTTTTTTACATTCTTCAAAAAGTAGGGTTCTGCACACATAGATAGTCCAACCCCATATTACCATTACTACACAAGTTGATACCCACAAAAATATTCCCATTATTCACTTCCGAATCCAAGTCTTATTTTATTGATAAGATAGTTACGAACAAATCCTGATCGAACTATATCGCCAATAGTAAATTCTACACAATTAAATTCTTCCATCTCATCTAGTATTCTGAAGAAATCGTGTAGTCCGTTTTTTTCATTTTGTTTCTGTAAATCCGTTTGATCAAAGTCACCACAGAATACAATTTTTGAGTCTTGTCCAACTCTGGTTGTAATAGTATCCAGCTCATGGAAATTCATATTCTGACATTCATCTACTATAACAATTGCGTTGTCCATTGTCAACCCCCTTAGAAAAGAAGTTGATAAAAAGTGCAATGAACCCTGCCCCTTCAACCTATCGTATAGATTGTTGAATGCTTGTTCATTAGGTTGTTCAAATATAAACTGCACCATGTTCTGATATGGTATTTGATATAGTGCAGACTTATCATCTTCATCGCCCGGCAAGAACCCAATCTCTCTTGTTGGTATAAGAGAGCGAACCAATACAACTCTTTCGTATGGCGTTTTTAAATTCATTACATCTTGCAATGCGAGATACATTGCACAGAATGTTTTACCTGTACCAGCCGCACCATAGAGAAATTGATTTTGACCTTTTTTCCAAGATTCAAAAACAACTTTCTGGTTGTCTGTGATAGGTTTTATTGTTACAAGATTACTTGCATTTATTTCTTTATTTTTCTTTTTCGTACTTGCCATTTTTACATCCTAATTAGAGTAAGGTGAGGGGAGCCGACAATCGTTGCATGTTTCGCAAGAGGGTATCGACTCCCCTCTGGTGCATAGGCGGAGGGACTTCCAAGCTTCCAAAACGCCGTGCGTCAGTACTGAAGTATGATTTCTCGCCCGCACCATTATTTATTTATATTTTTCTATCCTGTCAAGAACACCATGTTTTTTGAGAACTTCTCTTGTTTTAATTTCTTTAATTGATTTAGTTGAACCCCCATATCTGTCTGCAAGTGGAGAGCCAGGATTTGAATGTGCAATTTGTTCTAACCTTTCATTCATACCACCATCAATCTTTTTTGCTGTTAAAGTAATATGATCCCCAACAAAAGCTACTAAAGCTGGTCTTTGGATGATATGAGGATTATCTAACTTGTACTGATCAAGCTCAGAAATTTTCATAAATTCCTCAAATTCTTCTTCAGTTTTTTCGTTGTAAAAATTATACGTTGGCATTAAAGTCAAACTCCAATTGACCTGACTCATCAGGTATTTGTTTTTTCAAATAATTAACTTCTTCATTCAACTCTTTTATTCGAATGTATGCATTATATAATTGTTTTTGTTGAGTTGCAATTTCTTGTTCCATAGCAGAAATGTGTGTCATGAAATGATTCATTATTTCTCCGTTAAGTTAAAGAAAAGGATGTATGATTATCACTAAACCACTTTGGTATTGCTCTGTTTTTCCATTTTGCAAAGTCTGATTTCTTTACTATGTAGTAGGTTTGATATGCTGACACCGTATCATCAGTTTTACAATCATCAGGCATACATTGTGGTGGATCACTAAACTCATTGTGAGGAATGTTTGTTGGCAAATCCTTGAGAAAATTTATGTAGCCTTCACACGCATGTTCTCTACCATAACGATGTGTATATTCTTTAAGTAAATTAATCCACAGAGAATATAACCATTTGTAATTTGTTTTAGATTCCCGAACCCATAGGTTTGAAGGGTGATTGATATGTGATGCTTTCATTAGATTGTCTTCCATCACTTTGTCTTCTAATTTCCAGCGTTTAATCTTTCTACCGTTCTTGGTTAGACCATAATATTGAGTACCGTCAAGTACACGATGAGCTGTTGACATAAGCTGAGCATACTCAATCACCATTTTACAAACGTGTTTGTCACAATGCATCTTGGATGCAATCTTAGGATCACGATCTACATAAAATATATTCATTTGGTTCTCTTTTTATCATTCAATAGTAACATTTTACCAAGCTTCTCATCAATTGTCAAGACCCTTTCAGTCTCAATCATATCAATAATTAAAGAAGTAATGCCCACT